AGAAAACATTTTCAAATAAATAATATGAATATAACAACAGAACAATTAAAACATATTTGTCCAAGGCAATCTACCAAAGTTTTAGATAAATATACACCATATTTAAATAAATACTTTATTAAGTATGAAATAAATACCTTATTAAGAATTCAACATTTCTTAGCACAAATTGCAGTTGAAAGTGAAGAATTTGTTTATACTAAAGAATGTGCATCAGGTAGAGCATATGAGGGTAGAAAAGATCTTGGTAATATAAATTCTGGAGATGGAGTTAAATTTAAGGGTAGGGGATTAATTCAAATAACAGGTAGATTAAATTATATTGCTATTAGCAAATTCATATTTAATGATGAAAGACTATTAGATCATCCTGAGTTATTAGAAACTCCTGAATATGCAACAGTAAGTGCTATATGATATTGGCATACAAGAAATTTAAATAAATATGCTGATGAAGATAATATTAAAGTAATTACACATTTAATAAATGGTGGTTACAACGGATTAGAGGATAGAGAAATGTTTCTAGCTAAAGCTAAAGAAGTTATTAAATAAAATGTTAATAAAATTTAATACAATTATATTTTATAAACTTCAGTAATAATTATTATAATTTATATGTTTTATTACAAGTAAATACTGTATTTTTGTATTAAATAATAACAATTTATAACAATAGATTAATCACATATAGATATAGTAGATAAATAATAATGTAAATGTAAATGAATATGGATGAATTAGAAGATGTTTTTGATAATGAGTTAGATTTAACAGAAGAGTTATCAGAAAATACTAATATTGATCAAACTTCTATTTCAGAAGATACATCTGATTTTAATTTATTTGGTGAAGAATCAAATAAATCAAGTGTGAATGTATTAGATGAATTACTAAAAAGTAAAGGAATTAATGATGCTAAAGTAGCAATAGTTGATGAAGACAATGTAGAGAAGGAAGTTGATTTTTATGAATTAAGTAAAGAAGAACAACTTGCTATATTAAATAGTCAAGATAATGAAGAGACTAATGATGATTTAGATGATACAGAAGTAGAATTATTAAATCATTTAAGATCAAATAATTTAAGTGTAGAACAATTTCTAGAAAATTATAAACAATCTATTATTGAAGAATTAGGTGTTGTACCAACTCAGAATTATGATATAGATTCTTATGATGATCAAGAATTGTTTTTATTAGATCAGAAAAATAAATATGATTTAACAGATGATGAATTAGCTGAAGCTCTTAAAAAAGAGTTAGAGAATGAAGATTTATTTAAGAAAAAAATAGATAAAACACGAGTGGAATATAAAGAATTAGAAGATCAATATAATGCAGCTCAGGAACAAGATTCAAAAAGACAAAAAGATGAAGAATACAATCAATTTTCAGATACTATGGTTGATGTAGCAGTACAGACACCAGAATTCTACGGAATCGAATTAGAAGATGAAGAGAAAGATGAAGTTCTTTCATTCTTATTGGACTTAGATGAAAATGGAACTAGTGATTTTTATAAAACTTTAAATGATCCTAAAAAATTATATGAAGCTGCTTGGTTTTTACGTTATGGTAAAGAATCCTTTGATGCTTTAAAGAATGCATATGAATCAGAGATAAGTAAATTGAAAAAAGATAAGACAACGGTTGTTCATAGAACATCCGATAAAGAAATTAAAAGTATTCACGATTTAATTTAAAAATCAGATTAACATATGTTAGTAGCAAGTTACGTTAACGTAAAACCTGAAGTTGCATCAAATAGAACCTATGAGGATTTCTATAAACTGTTAGGTACAAGACCAAAGATGATGGGAGTTATGGCTCGAATGACACCGAATAATACGGCAACATTCTTAACAGAAGCCTTAATGAACGTGTATTATAATCAAAAAAATGCAAATAAATTTCAACCAATTAATTCACTTCAAGTTGAGTGGGAAATTGATGTAGAATTTATTAAACGAGTTGAATTTGCAGCAGCTCCAACTGGTGATGGTTCTGGTGGTTCAGATATTATCATGTACTTTAAAGAAAGGTATTATGAAAAATTTGATACTGTAAAAATTGATGGCTCACGTCAACAGTTTATCGTCAAAACTACACCGCAAAGAAAAGCAGATAACTTCTGAGAATATACTTGTCAATTAATTGATAGTGATTTTTCAGCAGTACTTGATGCTACTTATTGTCAAGTAGGTGGAACCACTAGATTCCTTTCAAATATTATGCCAGAATATAGTGAGGAAGGTTATACCAAATATCAGAGTAAACGAATATTGCTCCTTGTAGCCTAAAGCTACTCGAACTAAGTTTTTTAATTGCTGGAACGCTAAATACTATAATGCTTTTAGTATATGCCAATCAGCAGCGAAGCTTTGGATTGCACAAACATTTTTATGAAGTGCCAAAGAACGTTCAACGACTATCTCGGAAGAGAGTACACTTTAATTAGTGGAAAGAAAAACTAACTTTAATAAAAGTATAAAATGAAATACATTGTTTATCAAACAACAAACATAAAAAATAATAAGATATATATAGGTGTTCATAAAACAGATATAGATACATTTGATGGTTACATCGGATGTGGGATTATAATAACTAGTCCATCTTCATATATGAATCCTACAACTCCTTTACAATATGCTGTAAAGAAATATGGAACTTCTAATTTTAAACGATCTACTTTAGCTACATTTGATTTAGTTGAAGATGCATTTAAATTAGAGCATCAGTTAGTAAATCAAGAATTTATTCAGAGAAAAGATACCTATAATGCAAAATTAGGAGGTACAGGTGGTAGTTCATACTCTGTTAAAATAAATCAATTTGATTTAAATGGTACATTATTAAAACAATGGTCTTCTATTATAGAAGCATCTAGTTTTTATTGTATATCAGATACAGCAATACATAATGCAAATAAATTTAAAGGTAGCTGCAAACAATTTTTTTGGTCAATAGATTTAGAAATTGATATAAAAAAATATACTAATAGTACTGGACAAACTTGTTATAAATATAATGAGGATGGAAAGTACATTGAAACTTATAATTCATTAGTAGAAGCAGTTAAAGATAATAATGATACTTTACAATCTATACAAAGATCAGTAAAAGGTGGATATAAATCGAAAGGATTTTATTATTCTACTGAATTACATGAAATTTTTAGTGGATTTCCAAAAATATCATTAAGGAATAAATCTATTTATATATATAATTTAAATGGAGATTTTATTATAACTTTAAATTCTGGAGGTGAAATTTGTAACTTCTTTAATATAAAGTCAACTGGTTCTATAACAACAGCTATTAGAACTAATAGACAATATAAAGATTACCAGATTTCTTTAGAATATAAAGAAAAATTAGAACCCTTTATAGATAAAAGGAATGTTAAAAAAACAGTTCAACAATTTAATCTAGTAGGTGATTTAATTCAAGAGTTTGATAGTATTACATTAGCTTGTTCTAAATTTGGAACAGGTGTACAAAAAGTCTTAAGAGGACAACAACAACAATGTAAAGGTTTTATATTTAAATATAAGAGTTAATAATATAGTCTGATCTTATAGGAAACTATAAGTTAACATTAATGAATATTGAAAAGCATAGAAATTATCTTACAGAACATAGGAACGATATAGGTTTTTCATCTCGTTATGCACAAATGCAAGATCAATTTATTAAGATTGCACAAGGTGAGGGAGCTGGTGAATTAAAAGAAAAAATATTTAAGTTAAATAAAATGGAAAAAGACCTTTTAGATAACTTTAATACAAGTAAAAATAACGCATTATTGTGGCAAAAAACTACAATGGATCTTAATGGTAAATCTACCTGTTTAACAGAAGATGGTCGTCCATTAATAGCCGGTGATGGTTTAATTCCACAAATTGAAAGATTTGCTTCTAAATTTAAATTTGCTAAACTTAACATTAATGTAATTAACACAGTAATGGGTCAAATGAATGATAAAGCTGCTAATGCAACTGGTAATCATTATACATTTGTTGTAAATGACAGATTATGGAATCAAATTAATTCTACTTTAGGCGATTGGTTAAAATTATGGAACTCAACGCCAACTGTGTTGTATTCTAAAGCAACTCAATCAATGGTTAAAGTTGAAAATCCTATTAAAGTAGGTGGAACATTTGTTTCTTATGAAATTTCTGGCAACACAGTATCTTTTATAGTGGACCGTGCTTTATCTAAAGAATATGATAAAAAAGCTTATGGAATTTGCCTTGATATGACTCCTGATATGTCTACTAATGAGCCAGCTGTTGCAGCTTTCACATTAGAAGGTGCAGAATTCGTAACAAGTAAATATCCAGGAGTTGGTGGAATAGATGGTATCACAAGTGGTATAGTAAGTTCTCCAGTTGCAGGATCTAAATTAATCGTTACTGGTTACTCAGCAATTGTAGCTTTTGCTCCTTGGAAGAGTTTTATCATTGAGGAAGTTTAGGATATATTTTAGATAGATAAATCAAATAGAAGAGATAATTAAAACTATCTCTTCTATTTTAGATAAGTAACAAATAGATTAAAAGAAAAAATACAAATATATGATATATGAATAATGAAATAATTCTTAGGAGTGTTTATGGTAAAGTTAATCAAATTTATTTTATTCAACCTTGTCCAAATCCTAAAACAGGTAGACTACCAGATTGTGTAAAAATGGTAAAAGGTAATCCTGGAAATACAGAGATGATTTTATCAGAAGATGATATTGATCAAATGAGTAAAGGTTTAAAACATTTTGTACCTGCTGATATGGTTTTCGAAATTGTTGATGGTACACATTTTGATTTAGATGATATTGTCGATAAAGCAAATTGGGAAGCAATTGAATATTGCAATTGGATTGCTAAAGATAGATATGAACGTGATGCAGCTGGTAATCTAGTTATAGATGGTGGAGCTAAACGTTACGGTATGGCTGATTTATATGTTGAAAGACCAGGAGAAATTACTAAAATAAGAGTTGATAAAAAGATTCTTGTATTTAGAGCTATGCAATACATTCACGAAGATTCTGAATCTGAACGAATTAAAAAATGTAGAGTTCTTGGTAGAAACTTAAATAATGCAATGCCTGCTGATATTCTTGATTTCTTAATTGAAAAAGCTGAAAAAACACCTAAAAAAATTATTGAGTTATATGAAGGTGAAGATTGGAAAATGCAATTATTCTTACTTGATGCAATTGATAGAGGAGTAATTAGAAAATCTGATGGAATCTATAAATATGATGATAAGATGTTAGGTGGATCAATGGAAGCTACTGTTACATTCTTAAGAGATATTAGATTTAAGAAATTATTAGATTCAATTAAACGTGAAACATATCCTAACTTGTTAACCAAACAAGAAATTCAAGGAATAAAAGATGATTTCACTAAAGATATACCTTATTTTGAAGAAGCTGAAAAAGAGGAAGCTCCATCTAAAGTAGAAACAAAGAAGGCTACAGTAAAGAAATAGTTTATAAATTAAAACAATATAAATAGTGTCCACGAGCAGACAAATTTTTGAGGCATCTCTCATTGAACTAAATAAGGTACAAGCTCCAAGCTTACTCCTTGAAGATTATAACTACTTTATAAATAAAGCCGTTAATCAATATATTAATAAGGTCTATAATGGTTATGAAATAGACCAACAAAGATCAGATGATTTGAGGGTGCTAAAAGGTACGGCTGTTTTAACACCTAATTTACAAACAAGTTATCCTACAGTTTCAGGTAGCCCATTAGTTTCTAATTCAAAATTATTTGGAGCTACTTATGAAACTTACCTCCCAGATGATTACTTACATGTTTTAAATTGTATAGCAGAATATACAGTTAATAAACAATTTAAATGTTATGATGCAGGATCTACTGTTCACTTTGGTGTCAGTAGATTAACATCTGATATGTTTTCACAGATAATCAATAATTATTATATGCGTCCTTCTTATAAGAAGCCATATTATTTTATTGATAATGTAAATATAAGTAATACTTTTCCAACAGTTGCTAATTTTGTAGATATAAATCATAACACAATAACTTATAGTTTAACTCCTACTTCAACTGTAATTGCAAATAATAGTACTATTATAATTAATGGTGTTACTTTTACTTTTAAAACAACCTTAACTATTCCTGCTGTTGCAAATGAAATACTAATTGCACCTACCCCACCAATTTATGTTCCTTACACAGCTACTCAGTTAACAATGGAGAATTTGTATAGTAGTTTATTAGGTTCAGATAATCCATTATTAACTTCTGGTAGATATGATATTACTCATAGTGGATCTTCTCCATTTGTAATTTCTATAAATACTATTGGAGAATGGGTAATTACAGTACCAACAGGTACTCCTGAACCTATAACTTTAACTTCAGTTATTAATGGTGATACAGGAATTGAAAGACAAGAACCACTTAGATATGGAAATAAATCTAAAGTTAGAATGGAGATACGTTATGGTAAAGATAATACGCTTTTTGAATTAACACAATTATATGTTGATTATATAAAAGCTCCACAATACATCAGATTAACACAAGATGAAGTAGATGCTGTAGAGGACAATTCACAAATGTTAGAATTTCCTGACTATGTAGTTCAAGAAATTATTAATGAATTAGTTAAATTATTATTGGAAAATTCAAGTGATCAAAGATTGCAGACAAACATTCCAATTAATAATTCAATTGCAAATCCACAACAGGAAGAGCAACCACAGCAATCTCGAAGAAGAAAATAGATAAACATTTTTAATTAATAAAAATTATACAAGATGTATCAATTTACGACCACAACAGTCATTAATTCCAATTTAGATTCAAATGGTACAACTGCAAAATATGCAGGCAGTGCTTTAGGTTTAAACATAACTCGTTTACCTTTTTATAAAAAAAATAATATAGTAAGCTTATATAAACGTGCTTACCAGGCTGGTGCCAAAGAAGTTGCTCATGTTACAGTTCCAACTGTTACAGCAGGCTTAGTAGTTAGATTATATGTAGATGTTAGATTATCTCAACAGACTGAATCTGAATATGCAAATACTTATTTGTATTTCAAGAAACCAATCGCTGTAGAAGTTATTGCAACAGGTACAGCAGCTACAGATGCTGCTGCTTTAATTGCACAACTTAATTACATTAAAACTGAATTTGGTTATCAGTATGTAGTTGCTAGTTCAGGTGGTGGGGCAGTAATTGTTTTAACTGCTACTAATAACAACCAAAGACTTTATAATGCTCAGATTCTTCAAGAACAGGATAATGTAGCTTATCCTAACTCATTAGTTGATCCACAATATACAGATGTTACTGGTGGTACATTCGCTGTTACAAGTGCTGGAGTTGTAGGTTTTGGAGATGATGAATATATGATTCGTTCCATTATGTTACCAACTCTTGAAAATACAAGGTATTTTGGTATTAATAAAGAAGAAAGACCAATAATTGGTGGGAATTATTCACAATATACTTTACGTTACTCTCTTGTAAAAGATGGTGATGATGGTATAGTAGGTGGAAGACAATCAATTACTACTCATGTATTCTATGTATTATCAAGTTTAGTTACTGGATTTGAAACAGCTTTAACTAATGCTGGAATTACAATTGAAGCTAGTATTCCTGGAGCAGGTGGATTTGTTTTAACTGCACCTAATACTAATATTTCAGTGGGTGATACTGTTCAACTTGCACCAGTAGGAGCAATTGGAGCTGTTACATATGTATCTGCAACAACTGCAACTGCAACTGTAGCAAGTACTGGTTTAGTTACTTCAGTAGCAACAGGTACAACTGTAGTTACAGCAACTGATTCGACTGGATCAACTGCAACAATTACTATTACTGTGTTTGCATAGTATTTCAAAGATTAATGCTTAAAAATCAAATAAGGGCAGGCAGGAAAACTTCCTGTTTGTCCTTATTTTTATAAATATAATATATGATACACAAATTAGCATCAGCCATTTATAATGATATTGTTGGTGGTTTAGGAGGATTTACAGGTACTCCAAATATGTCTATTGCTCAATTGGAAGATGATTGCGTAGACGAATATCTACAGATCATTAAAGAGTATGCTATGAAAGGATTAATACCAAGAAATGATTTATTGATGTCTATTAGTTGTATATCTACAGATTGTCAATCATTAGATAAATGTAGATGTGGAGAATCATACTCAAAACCAGAGTTACATTTTCAAATTCCTCAATTAGTTAATGACTTAGAAGCTGATTCAGTAGAATATATTGGTTCAGTAGATAAACTTCAAGAATTTAAAGTATATACAAATATGAACTTTCTATATCATCAATATAAAAGACGAGGTGCTAATAAACCGTATGTATATATACAAACTACTCCTAATGAAAATAATATGTATGATGGATGGGTATTTAATGCCCCACTACTTAAAAAGTTATCTATCATAGCAATCTTTAAAGATCCTCGCCAATTATCATTTTATGAATGTTGTGCAGGAGATGATATTGAAAATTACTCATTTATTTCAGCTGAAATTAAGAAGAGACTTACAGAGAAGAAAATTCGTTATTATAGAAGTTTAGGGGCTCAACCACTTCCTAACAATCAAATCCCACGATAGATATGAGAAACTTACCATTTAATATGGCTTATACACAAATGTCCGATCTATATGGTTGTGAATTAAACTCTGATGAATTTGAATCAATTGGATTAATTGCATGGAATAAGATTGGAAATAAGGAATCTAAATTATATAAATATGAAGCTATTCCTTGTAGAACTAATAAATACGATGAGTATAAAGGTCATCAATTTCAAAATAATGCTTTAGATGATGATTATTATGATCAATTTCGTAATATACATGAATTTTATATAGACCTCCCTTGTAATGTAGATAGTATAGAAGCTGTAACTACTAATTATGAGGATTATCAAAAAACAACACCAACAACATTAGCTGGAAACAATCAAAATGGTTGGATTGAAGGTTATATTGAATCAAGAAAATTTAATACAGGTACGCTATATTCTTCTGGCAAATTTGTAAAATATAGACAAGAAGGAAATAGATTATGATTATCAGATGCTTTTGAGATAGTATATGTTTTATATAGAGGAACAGTAGTAGATGAAGAAGGATTACCACTTCTTAATGAAAAAGAAGTAGATGCTATTGCAGCATTTTGTGCTTATAGTCATGACTTTAAACAAGCTAGACTTACACACGATAAAACTGTTTTTGAGATTGCTCAAGCAATGGAACAGAAATGAAAAGTATTATGTACTCAAGCAAGAGTACCAGATTATATTAATGAAAATGAAATGGATGAAATCTTAAATGTATCTACCTCATGGGATAGAAAACGATTTGGGAAATCATTTAAGCCTCAAAGGTAAAGAATGAGAATATTATTTAATCATGGATTAACTCCAGGTGAATTATATAGTAATACTCCAGAAAGAGTATGTACTAGAAAGTGAACATGGATAACTAAGACATATGGAAAGACTATGACTTATGAAGATGCATTGGCAGATCCATTCAGATATTGTTTTGGATTAATATTGAATAGAGTTATAGATGATAGAGTTAGATTTAGAGTCCCTGTTAAAACAGAGGGTTATATAGATTTTGAAATAGTAGATGGTGATAAATTTGAGTTCCAAAGACAAAATGGAAGATTTTCAGAAATAGATTTTATAGAATCTGATTTTACAGGTTATGCATTGAATTATTTCTATAAAACTAAAGCATATCAAAAAAGAATGCCTATTTATATAGGTGGAGAATTAAAAAAGAAATTCTTAGAGAATATTAATTCAGGAGTTAAATATTATACTATTAAAGATGTTACAATTAATGATTTTATTGATCCTGTTCATGAAAAATTTAATACATTTACAAGAGCAGAAATTAAAAGATTATTAATACATGGATTTATGAGAATGCATTCCGCAATTAAATTTGGTTGTGTAGTCTCAATAATTTCATCTCGTCATATTAATTGCTTAGCTTATATTGGTCAACTAAGTTTAGTTCCAGAAAAGCAAATCAAAGAATATAGTATGAGAAAAGATAAGAAATTAAGAAAGATTGAAGGGTGAAAAAAAACACCTTTTGATGGATATTATTATATAGGTTTAAATCCTAAAGGATTAGAAAACTGATACAATTTAAATAAAGCTAATAGAGTTATTACTATATTTAAAAATATAATTCCTCGTAAAATAAAAGAAGAATTATATTACAAAGATAAAGAGATGTGAATCTTTAGATTTAAAAGGAAAACCTTTAAAGGATGATCTTATTGAGCTGAGGATTTAAAAATGAGAGATTTAGAGTATTTGGGGAAATCTTATGATAGGAAATTCACTCCTTCTACTATGACATGACAAGAATTAAAGAAAGAATATGAAAAAGAGCAAAGAAGAAATAATTAATGGCTTTTATGATGCAATGAATATGTTAAGTGAGAATATATGTCAGTATGGTATAATGTTAAATGAAGATCCTGATAAAAAATTTACTCAAGCACTATATGGGCCTCCTTATAGTACAGAGGAATTTATTAAAGAGCTTAAATATCAAACAAATCAATTAGAAGAATATGAAAAAGGAATCAGGAACTAATAATTTTGACGGTGGGTTAGTATCGGATTTATCAGCATTAACTACACCACATAATGTCTTAACTGATGCTCTCAACGCTGCCATAATTACTATGAATGGTAATGAATTAAGTTTACAGAATGATATGGGTAATATATCATTAGTAGATCCAGAAGGTGGCACTGTACAATTAACAAATGGATTTATACCAATTGGAATTAAAGAAAATGGAGGAATTATTTATGTAGTTTCTTATAATCCTACAACATTACAAACAGAAATAGGTAGTTTTCCATCACCTGGATTTAGTCCATCATCTGATGCTAGTAATACAACTGATCCATCAGATATTATTGTTGCAGGAACAGATCCTTTAACAACTAATAAAATTGGAGTAACTTTACCATTATCAACTAAAGTTATGAATGTTGGAGATCCTTTCATAGTTAATTTACCTGGAATAGATATAACTAATTTGACTGATTGATTAGGTAGTCAAAATCTTCCAGGAGGTAATAGAAAATTCTATATTCCTAAACTTATAGATATTACAAGTACAGGAGAAATTGATATTACAAATAAAGTTACAATACAACAAAGATTAGATAGTTCTCCAAATAATTTTTGGTTTATAAATGATAGTACTTTAATACCTACTATTCCAGCAGCAAATCCTACAGTATTTCAACAATATATAAATTCTATTCCACAAAAAGTACAAAGATTTCCTAATATAAAAACGGGTGTTTTAGGTATTAAATTTGATTTAGAAACTATTGATGAATTTTTAGTTGCACCTGATTCAAAT